GGAAATGAAGCTGTTTGCGCCGAGAGTCTGTGCCGACGTGTTTCCAGTCACGAAGGATATGTTCGCGCCCAAAAACGGCGTCGTGATATTCAGGGGCAGGGTGAAAGTATAAGGCGGTAAAAGTCCGACACCGACGTTGTATACCGTCGAGCCAAATGAGACGCGTGATACAGGAGTCGTACCCGATAGGGTCGCGGTCATCATATAAATGCCCGTGTTTGAGAACGTCAGACCACCCTGGGCTGGGGTTGAAATGATATATGAATTGCCTGTAGATGTGTAGTTCGTGAGATTCACGTTCCCGTTCAGGACCTGTGGGGCCGGTGCGTTGAATAACAGGCCATTGTAAGGAAGGACGTAGCCTGACTGGGTTCCGGGATAAACGCCAAACTGGCTGAATGCGACGAACGTATCCGCGTTGATGGTCGCGGATGTCCCGGACGTGAGGCCGACATTGAACGCAAACTTATCGGTCGTGCTCCGGACCTGAATCGGCATCGAAAAGAAGAAGGTCGGATCGCGACCCTGGGATGACATGTCGTACGTGAAAAGAACGTTGGATATCGAAAGGGCATTGCTGATCGAGACGTTCGAGACGTATTGACCGACGGCCGGGTTGACGAGCGCGATGGACCCGGACGCGAGGTACATACCGGCGCCGCCCTGGAAGCTGAACGACGAGTCAGACGCTAGGTTCGCGTACGTGTTCTGGGGGGTGACGGCCCCGGCGAACGGCAGGCGCGAGTACTGCGCCGTGAGGGTCTTAGTCGAGTTGTTGAACTTGTAAAATTCTTCGACGGGATTGATCGAGAGCCACGAACCGGTGAGTATGTTCGCCGCGGTCGATGACGTCACGTAAAAGGAATAGTATCGCGTCGGGTCGGACACGTTGATCGGCAGGACTATCGGCATCGAGGGGTCCGGAGACACTGGGAACGTGTACGTGTACGTAAAGGACGAAGGTGTGCCGCTGTCTACACTGGTCGTACCATAGGATATCGTCGCGAGAGAGCCGACGTCCAATGCCATCGAGGCGCGCAAAATATAGTAGCCCTGGCCGCCAAAGCGCACTCGGCCAGTACTCGACACGATGAACGCCGTCGGTTTCGGATAGTAATTTATCCATACGGGCCCGCCCTGGGTATTCGTGGCTCCGAAATTGAGGTACGTCGAGGCGGACGTCACGGCTTGCGTCCCCGTGGCCTGGAGGAACAGGCCCGTCTTTGGGTCTATGATACCCGGACTCTGGAGCCACCCCGATTGCTCGAGAGTAAAGTCACCCGGGCGCGATCCTGACACCGTGTAGACCAGGTTCGAGACGTTGCTCGTCCCGACCTTCGGATCCAACCCCCAAAAGACGCCGAACGACGAATCAACCTCGACGCTCAAACAATTAGAGAATGTAAATTTGTTCGTGACGGCGTTGTACGATACATAGTAGGCGATGTTCCCTGTGATCCATGATGGCGAGTTGACCGTGCTATAATAAGTGACGTTACCGAGCAAAGGGGTCTCGTTGTATGTGCGAACCCCTGCCAGGTTACTCACGATGAAATGAGGGAGGTAAGAGATGGCGGACGGAAGGGGCCAAGTCCAGTTGTTGCCGGGATTTGAAAGGGCCGGTAAATTCATTTTGAGAGTTAGACCTCGTATGAGATCTCCCTTGGGTGGAATCCTGCATATATTCAAAGACCCGTAAAGGACTTGCTGATCCTGGAACGGGATGTCGTACGCCTCGAGAACGAAAGGCGTGTGACGTTTGTAGACGCCCGAGAAGTACGTCACCTCTGGCTTTCCTGTGAGATATGCATCCTGTTGTCCAATTGCGGCCAGCTGGATATAACCAGCCGACATCTCTAGTAAGTTCGCAGAACTTATTTCGCGCCCGTAGGGCGCCCCTGGACCATTGTGCGCCTCAGGCCAGTCTTAATTTTGTCGAGAAATTGAAGGTACCGACGATGGCTTTGCAATTGAGAAAATTCAATCCGGCCACCATGGGGGACGACAAGGTGTGCGTTTTCATAGGGAAGCGTGGTACCGGTAAGTCGACCCTCGTGACGGACATTCTCTGGCACAAGAAGCACTTGCCGGCCGGCATAGCCATGTCCGGAACCGAGGAGGGCAACGGGTACTACAAGCAGTTTATACCGGACATATTCGTTTTTGGCGATTACAATAAGGAGGCTATCGAGAAGTTGATCGAGCGCCAAAAGCGGCTCTTGTCGACCGGTCGTTGCTCGCCCGTGTTCATCCTCATGGACGACTGCATGTACGACCGGTCCTTCATGCGGGACACGTGTATCCGCCAGCTCTTCATGAACGGCCGCCACTGGAAGATCTTCTTCATGATGACGACCCAGTACTGCATGGACATGACGCCCATGATTCGTACGAACGTCGATTACGTGTTCGCCCTGCGCGACAACGTCCGTCAGAACCGCGAGAACCTTTACAAGGCTTTCTTCGGCGTCTTTCCTACGTATGACAGCTTCAGCCAGGTCATGGATGCCTGTACCGAGAACTACGAGTGTCTCGTGCTCGACAACACGTCCAAGTCGAATAAGATCACGGACTGCGTCTTCTGGTACAAGGCGCCGCTACGCCGCGGATTCCGGGTCGGCGGGCCGGCGTTCTGGCAGTACCATCAGAGGCACTATAGCGCTCGGGCCGCCGCTCAGCGAGCCGAAGTCGGCGCGGGGCCGAAGCGCAAGGGCGAGACGGTCGTCATAAAAAAGACGCGCTGAGTCACGCCTCTTCTTTTCTGAGTAAAACTTAATGGTTCTGACATACGATCCAGGCATGGATTCCATGTCAACACCGATCGAGAACCTCGTGAGCGAGACCTCTGTAAATGAGGAACTCGCCCTTCAGGCGCTCGCGCGCAACGAAGAAAAGCCGAGCGAGCGCAAGAATCTCATTCCGACTGGCCTGCTCCCGCCAGAGGCGCTCGTCGCGCCTGAAAAAAACCTAGACGAATCTCAAATGGCAGACTTCTCGACGGCTATTGAAGACGTCATGCCGGGTCCAGGTCGCATGATGCAGGACGAGGTTATGGGCCCGCCTATGGGCCCGTCAGCGATGATGCAGGGCAACAAGCCGACGCCGCGCGACGATGGCGCCAAGGGTAGTCGGTCCAAGAACCCGTTAGGTCTGACTGACGACCAGTTCATGGCGGTCCTGGCCGGCGTGGCCGGTGTGATCGCCTTTTCCAAGCCGGTCCAGGGCAAGCTGAGCACCATGGTCCCCAAGTTCCTGGGCGATTCGGGCGAGGTCTCTACGACCGGCCTGGCCGTGACGGCCCTGCTCGCGGCCATCATCTTCTATTTCGCGAAGCAGTTCTTGAAGGACAAAGCGTAAAGTCAGCGCCGAAGGCGCTGGTCTTTGCCTCCCCCAAGGGCCTCGGGATCACAACCTAGGCGCTGCGCGCCTAGGAGTCCTTAATCAAATCTCCACAATACTTGCGATCACCCATCTGTTTATAAAGGCCCTTATCGACGCACAACTTCTTCATGTCCCTAAAATTGTCCCAATATTTCGACGAGTGATCATACTCCGGCACAGACATGTGTGCCAATTCATGAATCAGGACGTACACCGCCGAATTTACATCGTCTCCGTCCAGACAGATGTAAATTTCGTACCCCTTGTTGACGTTCGAGCCTATGACGCCATCCTTTTTGCCCTTGATTCCCGTGATGATTGCCGGTTTGAGAATAGGGGCCCACCTTGGGTCGCCGGTCTGTTTCAGCATGTCGAGTATGGCCCAGTATCTCGCCTTGATTTGTGAGAGCATTTCGGGTTCACGATTGAAATGAATGATGACGAGCAGGATCACAAATAATACGAGCACTTCCATCCTGACATTTACCGAGTTTTTTTCCTGAAGACGAATTTCGAATACAAATCTGAAATGAGACCATTCGGCCGGCTCAGCATGGGTTCCCATATCAACATGGCAAACCCGACCTCGGCGAGACTTTGAATCAGGACTGCCGCATCCAGGAGGGGCTCCTCCTTTGGCCCGTCGGCGTAAAAGGGCCCATCGGCTAGGCGGACCTTGAGTCTCTCACCGAGTTCAATTTCATTTCCAAATTTATCGACAAATCGTGAAGAGTCGTCGACCATGGCCTCGGCCCGGGCCCTCTCGGGCGTTATGCCGATCAGGTACCCACCGGGTTTCACTGCCACCCCCAGGGCTTTGATGTAATTGTCGAACGTCATCTGATCCTCGAATATGTAGTGCAACGAAAAGTTGTAACATACGACGTCGAACGGACCTGCAAAGGCGGCGTGCCGGATATCACCCTGGCCCAGAAACCAGACCGGGAACTTCATCTCACTGGCACGGGCCTCGGCCTCGTCGAGAGACTCGGTGTCCGGGTCGATCGCCGCGACGCGGGCCTTGACGGCCTTCCATTTCCACCAGTCGCCGCCACGGCCGCAGCCGCAGTCCAGGACGAACGATCCCGGTTCGACGCAGTCCATGATGAGTTTGCGTTTGTGATCGTTGTGAAGTTTACGAAGAGCGTCCATTTGGCTTAAAAGAAAAGCTCCTTTTACTTTTAAATGGGTTCTCTCGAGCAAGATTATCTGACCGTGCCAGGACAGCTTTTTGCATGCATCTCTTTCGTCGGCCCCGAGCTGCCCCAGAAGAACGAGCAGTTGGGTATGAAGATCCGCGGGTGCTTCCCGAACCGTGACGAGGCGGCCCAGCACGCCAAGCGCCTGCAGAAGGATGACGCACTGGTCGACATCTACGTGGTTGACATGTACAAGTGGCTGTTGATTCCTCCCAAGCGTGACGAGATTGACAACGTTCACTACCAGAACGACAAGCTCGAGGAGATTATGACAAAGTACCGCGAGAACCAGAGCGCGGCCGCTTCCATGTTCGAGAAGCGCAAGCGCGACATGATGGCCAAATCGCAGGGTGGCGAGTTCCCATACATCGAGCCGGGCGATGAGAACAGCAAGTTCTACACCAAGCCGGACGTTCCGCCCATCCCCCACCCGGCCGATCTGCTCGAGGATCTGAAAAAGGACTTCCCGGACAAGTCGATTGAGGAGCTGGTCTCCATGGCTGACATCCGCGTCGCGGCCGAGGTGGTGAAGCGCCGTGAGGCGGCTGCGGCAGCGGCCGAGATCCCCAAGCTCGAGGATGTCAAGGAGGAGGACGAGGAGATCCCGGACCAGTAATTTTCGCTGCTAATTAATATAATGTTTTTTAAATTGTTGGCGATTCTGATCGTCATGTTCTTACTCTTTATGGCGTACATGCGCTTCCCACCCGCACCTGCCAGAATATCACAGCCCGTTGCTGCGTTCGACAATCAATATGACGTCTTTAGAGATATGGAGCCCAAGACACAGACTCGCGAGAATCCGTGGCTTGGTTTCCTTCAAGAGGACGTGCAGAAGAACCGCACGGGGCCTATTGGCAATTTTGTTGGCGCCGACTCGAGTTCGGGTCGCGCACCGCTTTATATGGTAACCTGAGTCAAGGGACTCACGAGTCCTTCGGACTCGGTTG